AAAGACCCTCAGGCGTCTTATTGGCACTGCAGAAGATTTTCTGCTCACATCTCTCTCGTCTCAGGGTGAGATTAATCAGTTCATCTCATATGGGTCCACCAAGAGAAAAGCCATGATTTCAAAATTCTTGGATCTCGATGTCTTCGAGAAGATGTCGGACCTATCAAACAAAGACTTAAATAGTCTAAAGTCGCAGCTCAAGATCCTTCCTGAAAAAGACTGGGATTTTGAAGTCCTTCAGGGTCATGACAAGATTAGAATTTCAGATGAAAAATTGTCTCAGAATCTTGATCGAATTAGAGAGCTAAATGACGAACTAAACTTCTTAAAGTTTGAGCTTTCAAAGCATAGTGATTTTTCTCCAGTGTCACCTGATGCCGTTGAGAATCAGAGGAAGAAAGTTCTCTCTTTAAAGAGTAAGATTAGCTCTGAAATTAATGAGATCGAGTCTCTCAAAGAAGATGTCTTAAAGATTGCCGATAAATCATCTAAAATCGCCGAATTATCTCGTGATAACAATCTCCCACATTTAAAGGATCAGCTTAAGATTATCACGACCCTTGAGAGTGAAGTTTCTCGTCTTCAGTTCTCGCTTGACAAAGAGAAGAGATTGCTTGATGGATATAAAAAGTCCTCATCTCTTTTATCCGAAGTACCTTGTGGGACTTCTTTCCCGACCTGCAAATTTATTTCTGATGCTCATTTATCTTCTGCAAAAATTAGAGATCAAGAAGGGGTTGTGTATGAATCAATTTTGACCCTCGAAAGAGCTGTAAAAGACTTGTCGTCCTTGTCTAAGGAGGAAATTTCAGACAAGATTGACAAAATAGAGAAGTTGATTGACATGAACACGAGGTTGACTGTTGAGCTATCCAAGAAGAATGCTCGACTGTCTGTTCTTGAATCATCTGTTGATGCTTCGCAAAAGTCTCTCCTTGTTGAAGAAGAGCGTCTCCGGTGTCTCGATGAATCACTGCAAGGTTCTGAAAATATTGAGGTAATTTCTATTAGGCGTAAATCTGATGAATGCCTGAAGGCCATTAGGAGAATTGAAGCAGAAAATCTGCAGATTGCATCCGACAAAGGACGGTTTTCGTCTGAGCTTGAAAGGTTGTCAAGAGACAGAATTGTCAGAGAAGATCTTCTTTCGAGAATGAAAAGCCGAGAAGTGATTTCGACTGCTTTTTCTCGAAAAGGAATTCCTTCCTCAATTATTCGGACTCAGATTCCTCAAATTAATTCTGAAATTTCTAAGATTCTTGGTGGGATTGTTGATTTCTCGGTTGAGATCGAAAACGATGAAGATTCTGATTCTTTAGAGATTTACATTAACTACGGTGATTCTCGAAGAATTATTGAGCTTGGGTCGGGAATGGAGAAGATGATTTCGTCTGTTGCAATTCGAGTTGCTCTTATTAATGTCTCAACCCTGCCTAAGACAAACATTTTTATCCTTGATGAAGGATTTGGTGCTCTTGATGCGCTTGCTGTTGAGTCATGCAATAGATTACTTCAGTCGTTGAAGAGATATTTTAAGACTGTCTTTGTTATCACGCACATTGATGGCATTAAAGATTGTGCCGATACAACAATTGAAATCTCTAAGATTGAGAAGGATTCAAAGGTTCAGTATGTCTAAGAAGCCTTATATAAACAACAGATGGATCGAGACGCACCAAGCGGTATTTGTAATTATAACGCCTGACAAAACAACGGATACAATCCCCATAAGCTGTCCTGTTTGTCAGGTTTTAATGAGAAATAAAGATGATGAAATTTCATGGGAATATTTTCAATGTTGTCACATGTGTAAACTTGATTGGGCTGAATCGAGAAAGAATGAATGGTTAGGAGGATGGAGACCTAGCTCAGAGCAAATTCAAGAAAAAATTAATTCCAGACCACCGATTCAAATAAACTTATCTATTGATAATTAAAAATATCCCATTATTTATTCTATCAATAATTAAAGTTGCAGAGGTTTATTATGCTTACTCAGAAAACAATTGACTATAATGCTCTAGGACAGGCGCTTGATACAACATGGGGAAGATCATCAACCCCAAGAACTGCAAGTTTTTCTGTTAAATTTTCTTTAAGCGGAAATGTTCTTGTTGCTTCTTATGCTGCAATTGTTAATTTTGGAACAGAGCACGAGATGATTCAAATGAAGAGAAACTATGAAAGTGAATCTGTCAAAGTAATAGCTGAAGTTTTAAAGCAAGTAAAAGCAAATTATAAAAAGTTCTCTGGTGGGAAGACTATTTCTCTTAAAGAGATAAGCTCAGAAGACTCTTTGGAGATTATTGGATTTGGAGTACACAACCCAAAGAGGACTTCATATTATAGAAGAAAGACAAAATTTGAGCTTGCATGACCTCTAAACCTCCCTCTTCTAAAACAGAACAAGTTAAAGAAATAGTCAAGTGCGGACGTGACCCTGTCTATTTCATGAAGAGTTACACAAAGATTCAACACCCAAAACGTGGTTTAATTCCTTTTGACACCTATTCATTTCAGGATGATTGTGTCAAGGCTTTTGAAGAGAATCGATTTAATATTATTTTAAAGTCAAGACAGCTTGGTTTGTCCACTGTTACTGCAGCATATTCGGTTTGGTTTGCACTTTTTAAAAAAGACAAGAATGTTCTTGTAATTGCAACGAAACTTCAGACTGCAATGAATTTTATCAAAAAGGTAAAGACCATGCTTGATGGTCTACCTAAATGGCTTCTTCTTGCAAAATATGAAGGAACAAAACAACAAATTCGACTAAATAATGGGTCAACAATAACTGCAATTCCTACCTCTCCTGATGCAGGTCGATCCGAAGCTCTATCACTGCTCATCGTTGACGAGGCTGCATTCATTCGAGATTTTGAGGATATTTGGACAGGTCTATATCCAACGCTCTCAACTGGTGGGTCAGCAGTAATTATCTCAACCCCAAACGGAGTAGGTGGACAATATTACAAGCTGTGGACTGATGCCGTTGCTCAGCAAAACGAATTTAATACAATAAATCTTCCATGGTGGGTGCACCCTGAGCATGATCAAGAGTGGTTCGACAAAGAGACCAGAAACCTTCCGAAACGTAAGGTGTCACAGGAGTTCTTGTGCGATTTCATATCCTCGGGCGAGACTTTTCTTCAAGCAGCTGAGATGGATTATCTCAGAGGAATGCTTGAACCTCCTAGAAGAAAAGAGGGGGTTGCAAATGCAGTCTGGGTCTGGTCTGACCCTATGCCCGGGAAGAGATATGTTATTTCGGCCGACGTTGCTCGAGGAGATGCGGCTGATTTTTCTGCATTTCACATTATTGATGCAGATAATGCTGAAGTTGTATGTGAATTTATGGGAAAAATTCCACCTGACAAATTTGCAGACCTTCTTCTTGAATATGGAAAGAAATACAATGGGGCAATTCTGTGTCCTGAAAGAAATACATTTGGATATTTCACTTGTGTAAAACTTCGTGATTCTGGATACAAGCGACTTTGGTACAAAAATGCAAATGCCGATATGTGGTCTTTTATTCAGAACGACCCAGAACAAGTTCCTGGTTTTGAAACACAGGTAAATACTCGATCACAAATGTTAGGAAAACTTGAAGAATTAATTCGAAATCAGGTGATAAAAATCTATTCACAAAGAACATATGATCAACTTCAGGGGTTTGTTTGGCATGGTTCAAAAGCACAAGCAGCCCGTGATGCTCATGATGACCTTATTATGAGTCTAGCAATCGGAATGTGGATTACACACGGAACATCATCTGATTTAGATTCCGGTAGAGAGCTTGCAATGGCAATGCTAAAGGCAACAGGAATTTCAAGAAGAGACCCTGATTCATCTTTTCAAATTAATTATAATTCAGTCAAACCTATATCTAGTATGCATGTACAGGGATCAAATGCTTTAAAACCAAGAGATCCACATAGAAATCATGATCCAAGTGATTTTAATTGGCTTTTAAAATAATTTGAACAATATATTTATTTAAAAATGATCTTTTGTTTTGGAGTTTATCAATATGAGAAAAATATCAGCTCAAATGCTTAGAAGAATTATTCAAACTGAAGCAAATAAGCTTCTAAGAGAAGGAAAAGTCGATCAAGCAGATAAAGTTTTTAATTCTGCAAGCGCT